GATTAAACGCAAATACCGCGCAATTCGAATGTTGGTTATGTAGATGACAACATTTAATCCAATTGTACCTAAGAAACTTGCTCGCGCTCGCGTAGACTTCAAGCCGGAGAAGTTTAGACGGCTTATTTTTACAAAGGGCGAGCAAGTTCGTTGGGAAAAAGCAATTGATTGTCCGTGCCGAACTATTCTTGATTTAGAAAATAGGCGCGAAGCTACGGGAGAACCTGCTGTTGATTGTCCAGAATGCCGTGGTTATGGCATTTTGTATTATGGCAGTCAAATAATTCCTGCTTTAGTAGAAGACAATCGTAAAAATCCTGAAAGATTCGCACTTTACGGTGAATATGCGAAGGGTTCGTGTAATATGACATTTTTACCCGAAACAACGCCTTCGTTTCGGGATAGAATTACATTAATTGACCCTGTTGTTGTATTAACAGAGACAAGAATTCGCAAAAAAACAGTAGAGCAACCTCGCTATCCCATCGTCAAGGTGACTAAGCGTGTGGGGACAGAGCTGGACCCCACGGAAGTGGCGCTGCAAGAGAACGCCGTGTTACACTGCCGGCGTGCTAGCTTCGCTGGTAACGTTGTCAGCACAGCATTAATTGAAGGTACGGATTTTACTGTTACTGATGATGGTAAAATTGACTGGTCTTTGGGCGATATTTTAAAAACTGCGCCAGCTGTTGGAGATAGATTTTCGCTGGCGTACTACGCCAATCCCGTTTATATCATAAATGAATTTCCGTATTCATTTCGTGATACGCATTTAAAGCAAAAGTTTCCTACTGATGTTTACCGTCGAATGCCCACGCAAGTTACTTGTTGGTTAGAATTTTTAGGCAGTCCACCATGACTACATTTCGTGAATTTAATTTAATTGAAAAAACGGGAATGACCCGTCGCGCTATAAAAGCTCGGCAACGGCGCATTGCACTTGCTATTTACGCTGAATGGCGCAAACTAACACGTACGTTAAAATTTCGATATCAAAAACCGTACCGCGATGCTATGGTTTTTAATTTTGAGGGTAATAAAATCTCATTAGGACTCACTTTTGATACTTTTGCGCGATCGATTGAGTATGGGTATGGCAGTGGCGGTGTAGGCACGCGTGGAACATACGATATGCGGCGTACGCTTCTTCGCCCCGGTGGAAAAAGTGTGCGAATTTCAAAAACTGGGCATAGATATTTGCATGTGCCCTTTCGCGTGACTACTAGAAAAATTGTGGCTAAAGGTGGCTATGCTGCCTATCGTATGGCGCAAAAACTTATGGCAAGTTATCCCCAGGACGGGAAAACATTGTGGGGCGGTAGATTAGGTGCGCAATTTCATAAACATTTGACAAGTCTTTACAGATTCCCAAGAATAGGCCATGCGCGGGGCGGTTCTACATACGGCACATTTCGCACAATTTCAACCGGTGTGCCTGATGGTTGGCGCCATCCCGGAATTCCAGCGCACCGGTTGATTAGAAAAGTGGCTAGTAGAGTTGGTCAAATTGCATCGCGAGTAATGTAAATGTCGGGTTTGTTTGATATGCATACTGTGGTTGCGCTAAAAAATTACTGGCGCAGCCAATTTGGCAATAATTTTGAAGATTTTAAAGCATTATTTGTTGGCGTGGATGATGGAGTAATCCTGCGGTGGTTTAACAAATTACGCGGTAAAGGTACTCAAATTGAAGGATCGGATTTTGTTCGTTTTGGTACTTCTTGGAGTCCTGATGTAAAACCGCAACCGTATATTTCAGTGCAATTGCAGGATGAGCCGCTGGAACAGCAGCCGTTAGCATTTGACGGTGGTGTTATTAATGGATTTAACGCCGTTTCTATGTATGTTAAAGAAATTGCGAGTATTGCCATTTATACTAATCATCCAGAATTAACCCGCGCATTGCACGTATTTGTTCGTGCTGTAATGATGCTGTCGGTAAAATGGTTTTCAAAAATAGGTTATTGTGGTTTGTCTTATTTAGGTGGTACTGATTTAGAGCCGGAACGAGAATTGACGCCTGAATTATTGGGCGTTTTTCTTAGAATGCAGCGTTGGTCGGCTTTATCTGAACCGACATTCAAGGAATCATCTATTACACATAATCCAATTTTAGTGGCAGCAGCTGATGTTACTGTTAATGAACATACCGGCGGTATTGCTGGGCAACCTTTAGCGTCTTCTACAATTGTGCCATCTCGCGGCGCGATTCCTTCTACTGACAATAAAATTACGGTAATTCCTCCGTTAAAATATTAAGGAGATAAATTATGCCGACAGCTGTAACAATTGGCGGTGTAACTACGCGACGTCCGCGAGTTTTAGCAGAAGTGGATGTTTCGGCTTTAGGTGGCCGTGCACTTTCAGTAAATGTCCTGGGCATTGTAGGTGATTTTCCTTTCTTGGAAAAAGCAATTCCTGAAATTGTGGCTTCGCCACAGCAATTGCGATCATTAAATCCTGATAGTGCTGATCTAGCTTTATTAGCCAAACTGATTTATTCGCCTGCGATTGACGATCGCGTTGTAGGGCGCCCAAGTGCTGTATACGTTGTAAATGCGCGCCCGTCTGGACAAGCGCAGCATGTTTTAAAAGACGCTAACGGCAATGACGCGATGACTATTAAATCGCGTATTTGGGGCCAAACAGGAAACCGCGTTACTTTGAATGTAACGAAAGTTACTGAAACTGGCCAGGATACTTTACATTTTACTTTGAACAGAGCTGGATTATCTGAAACGTTCGTGATGCCCGTAGATGATGCAGCTACACTTGAAGATGGTGATATTTTAGATGTTTATTATGACGGAACTGATGCTACGTCGATTAATTTAGCTTATGATCCTAGTACCGGATTTTTAATTTTTCAGACCCGCGCCGGGCTTGCGGCGGGTGCTTTTGTTCCCGCGAACGGCACGTGGAAATGGGATGGTACGCTTACGGTAACGCCTAGCGGTGCGCCTGTAGGCGCGGACCATACGCTAGTGATTGACGGTGTAAATGCTGATACCGGTTTAGTCGATTCGGAAACGATTACATTTCCTGATGGAGGTGGTAATGCGCCTAAAGTTTCGCTTAAATCGTGGGCTGCTATTTCACAATTAACGTGGACACCAGCAGTAGCGGAAACCGCTACTGTTACTGGATCGGCTTTTGCTATCAGTACCAGTCAATTTGAGAACGTTTCTTTAATGGCTGGTTATATTAATGATTTTGCCGTTCAAGGTTACCATTGTGACATTGTGTCGGCAAAAGCTGGCGCAATTAAATTAGATGAATTAGATGAGGTTATATCAACATCTATTCTCGGCCCGTCTGGTACATTGTACGTTCGCGCTGATTTATGGGCTGCAATTAATCTAGTTAATCAATCAGCGTTAGTTACAGCGGAGCGTGCTTCCGGTGGTAAAGCTATTCCGGTTGAAATTACTAGTCCTGTTAATTTGTCGGGAGGAACAGAAGCCGCGCTTGCAACATCCGATTATGAAGATGCGCTGGTTTCTATTCAAAATTCGGATATTAATACTATTGTTTTGCCTAATTCTTCTGATGCGGCAGTTCACGAAGCCTTGCGAGCCCATTGTGCTTATATGGCGGGCGCTGGCGGGAATGAACGAAACGGATGGGTTGCTGGACCGGTAGGATTAACTAAAACTCAAATTAAAACTCGTACCAGGGATTTAAATTCACGCCATATTGCGTTTGTGGCACAAGAGGTGCAAGTTAGACTTCCCACGGGTGCTTTGGCATATAAAGACCCTGCTTATTTAGCTGTAATTCTTGCAGCAATGCAGTGTTCTACCGAAGTTGGTACGCCTTTAACGCGTAAATATCCAAATGTTTTAGCTGTTAGAACTGATTCTAGCTGGGATGGTGACATAGACGCTGAAGATTTATTATCGTCCGGTTTATGTTTTTTAACAAATGATCGTGTCGGCTTACGTGTTGAGAGGTCTATTACAACATATCAAACGGACGATAATCCGGTATTTAGTGAAGTTTCCGCTAATGAATCTTTGGATACGTGTATTCGCGATTTATGGCAAAATTTAGACACTCTTCTAGGGGATGCCGCATTAAATACTACTCGCACGAGAATTTACGCTTTAGCTAAGGCTCGCTTACGTCAGCAAGTCGAGCTTGGTATTATCAAGGCATTTAATGAATCTTCATTAAATGTTGAAGATTTAGGCGATGTTTTTCGCGTTAACGTTGAAATTGCAGTTACAGAACCAACTAATTGGATTATTGTATCTGCTATTGTTACTCGTACACCGTTTGAATAAGGGGAGAAAAATAAATGGCTGCGATTAGCGGCGCTGCTGCAAAACTTTTAGTTAACGGTGTTGTTGTTGGAAGAGCGACGGGCGTTTCGGCTAGCGAGACTATTACGCAAGTGCCTGTTCAGGTTTTAGGTGAAATTGACGTGGTAGAATACGAACCTGTTAGCAGGGACGTAACTTTTACCGCTGACGTAGTTCGTATTTCACTTGACGCTGTTAATAAAAGCTCGGGATCTTTGCAGTCACAGGGGGCCTGGCCCCGAGGTGGCACTGTTGAGGTAATTAATTTTCCTGAAATGACAGCATTAATTCTGGATATTACGAAAGATCCTGAACAGGTAATTTACAAAATTGAGGGCGTTTCTCCCGAAACTCGAACTTGGCGCGTAGACCAGGGTTCAATTATGACGGTGAACGCATCATTCCGCGCGCGCCGTATGTATGATGAGGTTGACGCATGACGCTAGATTTACGGGAAATGCGGCGTAATATTGCTAAATCGACTGACGAAGACGACGAACCCTTGCTTCCTAAATACGATTTAGCGCCGCGTGAATATCCGCTTACTGTGAAGTATAAATCGCCTGAAAATAATCGTGTTTTGGAAGCAACGGTTACGGTACGTATTTTGAGCGGTGACGAGCGCATTGAAGTTGGCAAATTAGTTGCTGCTTTGGCTAACGGCGTTACATGGGA